ACACTAAAGGTTATTATTTAGTATGTCCTGAAAAGGGGGCATTTATAGCATACAAGAAATGCCAATATGATGTTATGGTTACACTTAAAGTGCCAGCATCGTCTAAGCGTAGTTCTGCTACTACAAAGAAATGTAGATGTAGTAAAGCTAAAGTAGTAGAAATATCTAACGGTGAGAAAGTTGCATATTCTACCCATGACCCTGATTTTAAATACGAACTAGGCAAGATGGTAGAAGTGAAAGACTTTGACAATGACCGATGGGTAGAATGTGGCTCAGGGATACACTTTTTTATGAACCGGGAATGTGCGGAGAAATATTAAACGATGAGGAGGTAGAAGATGTTTAATTTAATACTTGGAATCGTAGGTGTACTAATGGCGCTAGTGGGAATAATATTTCTTGTTATTGATTTGTATGTTAAATAAACAAAAAATAAGGATAGCAAAATGACAACTTGGCGTAAAAAAATTGAGAAATCATTAAAATTTAACAATGAAACATGGGATGATATTGTTGATATAGCTATATATGGAGGCTTAAATAATTTAGACAGAGACTTTGATGATGGCTTTGGGAGTGCAGAAGGAAACCCCATAACAATATAGACTAAAGAAAGAGTATACTTTCCTGTGACCTATGAAGGTGCAGAATGGTTAAGTTATATACATAGAAACCCTGTTCCAATAGCAACCAAACATTTTGGAGGAGAAGAACGAGATATTAGTAAAATTATCAATAATTTAAAGGGTGTACAATAAGAATTAACTTGACTTTATAAAAATAAGATATATTGTTGAGTAGACTTAATAAAATTAGGTCAATGAATAAGGAAAAAGTAAAAGATAAAGGAGAAAGCAATTGAATAATCAAAAAGAGCTTACCGAAGCACTCAATGGACTTTCTAGAGAAATAGTAGCTAAAGTATTAGATTTACTTGAAGTTGCTAATTGTAATCAGAAATTGTGTAATCTTGTAAGAGACACAATCTATGACTCTAAGAATAAGTTTGAATTAAGAATTTTAGGAGAAAGAAAAAAGGAAAATGACTACAAAAAAGACTCACAAAAGAATTCCCTATATTGATAAGATTGTAATTTATATTTGTGAAGAAATTATCTTGATATTAGAAAAGATAAGATCAAATAGAATACAAAAATCTTTAAATAAGGGAATAAAATGAACTGGCTAAATATAGAAATTAAAACTCTTACCTCAAGTGAATTTCTTGGTTCTGATCCTATAGAAAGAGCAACATGGCTTTGTTTACTTCGTTATTGTGCACAACAAGAAAATGGTGGAATAATTAAGGATTGCTTTTCTTGGAAAGATAGAAAATGGATGCAATTATCTGGAGTAATATGTGATGAAGTTAAAACAAAATCATCTTTATGGAAATGGAAAGAAAATGACTTAATTGTTTGGAATTATCCGATAGAAAAAGAGTTAGAAGTTATTGCAAATAGAGAAAACGGAAAGAAAGGTGGGAGGCCAAGAAAAAGCAAAACAAAACCATGTGGTTATGAACTAGAAAAACCAAGTGGTTCAAAATCGGTGAAACGGAAAGGAAAGGAAAGGAAAGGAAAGGAAGAGGAAAAAGAAAAAAATAAAAAAGAAAGTTTTGATTTTTGTTGGTCTCTTTTTGGCAGTTATGGAAATAAACAAAAAGCTTCAAGATATTGGATGAGATTATCAGAAAAGGATCAGAAAAACATTAAAAGCAGAATTCCAATTTATTTGCAATATTTGAAAGATACTGGCGTATCAAAGAAAATGTTTGATGGATGGATAAATCCAGAAAATAGGATATGGGAAACAACCTATGAAAACTTATCAGTAAAAAAACAAAATCATAATGCTGATATGTCTTTTATGCTTGCAGCGGACGAGGAGTTGTAAAATGAGATTAACAGAATTAAAAAAACTTATCGGCAACCAAGCACAGCAAATAATAGTTTCTGATTTATCGTTAAAGCAAAAAGGTAGCTTGTACTCATGTCCTATAACAAAACATCACAAAGACACCATATCTACCAAGTGGTATTCCGACTCCTGTAAGTTCTATTGTCACGACTGCAAAAAAACATACGATATTATTGATCATTCAAATAATGAATCTAATCGAATGGAATATCTATGTAAGCTTGCAAATATTGATTATACGCCTAAAGAATTTAAAGCACTTAAACCAATTACAACAAAAACAAGCACCGAGGGTTATAATTATTTACAGGAAAGAGGAATATCAAAAAGAACTATAAAAGATTACAAAGTTAGGGCTGACAAAGAAACGCTTTATTTTCACTATGCAACACCTGATAAAAAGCTGGTAAAGATTAAAAAGCGTTTAATAGCAGAGAAGAAATTTTTTGCTGAAGCTGGAGGAGAAGAAATATTATACGGACTCCATTTATTTAAAAACCAAAAAGGTTTAATTCTTTGCGAAGGTGAAATTGATTGTTTAACAATTTATGAAATTATTTGCCAGATGGGAAAAGAAAAAGAATTCTTATGTAGTAGCGTTCCCAATGGTGCAGGTTCACTTAATGAATCTTGTATAAATAATTGTAGCGAATATTTAGATCAATTTGAGTTCATAACTATTATACCCGATAATGATGAAGCTGGTAAAATATTAGAATACAATGCACTAAAATATTTAGGACAATATAAGCTTGATTCAATTAGATTACCCAGAGGTATAAAAGATGTTAATGAGTTGTACCAAAGTCCAGATCATAACCCATGTGATATATTTAAGCTCTCCAAAAAGCTTATACCTCGTTTAAGCGGTGTTTATAGTTCTTCTAAAGTATCTGTTACAAAATTAAAGGATGGGGTTAGAACTGGGTTTATCACGCATGATTATAATGATAATGGGTTAAAACAAGGTAAACTAACAGTAATAACAGGTAAAAGAGGGGACGGGAAAACAACCTATTGCAGACAAATTATTATTAGTTGTGCTAAGCAAGGTGTTAAGTCATTTATGTTTTGTGGTGAAACTAAAACATCAAATGAAAAGAGCAAGCTAGCAAGATTATGTGCAGAAAAGGGAGAAATAGTTAAGAATACAGGTATAGCAGGTAATTATATTTACACCCCTTCATTGCAAGCAGAGGAAAGATATAATAAATATTACTCAAATCATATCTTTATGGCTGATATTGATACAATTAAACGAAATGGAAAGCTATTTAAAAATCTTTTAATAGAAATGCGCAAAATGGCTCTTCATTATGGTGTAGAGGTCTTTGAGTTAGATAATTTAATGGTAATGTGTGAGCAGCAGGGTTCATATTTATTCAGTGAACAAAAAAACATAATAATTAGTTTAGGGGCATTTGCTGAAGAAATGAATGTACATGTAATAATAGTGGCACACCCGAAAAAAGGGAAAGGTGAAGAGCTTGTTTCTGGGGCTGCTGAAATAGAAAACTATGCTGACACAATAATTAGGTATCTAAGATTAGATGATGAACAAAAGGCTCAGCTAGCTAAAAAAATGCCATCTCATAAGCTTGATTTATTAGAAAGAGCATCAGCTAGAACTAAAGTGGAAAAAATAAGAGATGATGGAAATAAAAAGATAGGATGGTTCGAGTGGGATGCAGTTAAGGGTGCTGTTTATGATATTTCAGATCTTGACGCATCAAAATGGTATGAAGAGCAAGGATATTGGACAAAAAGTTTACTTAGGAGGTAAAAGGTGATTTACTTTGTTATTGTTGTAGCTGGGCTATTTGCTGTTGGGCTATATAGAAATTCTTTAATTAATTATTATGTGAGGTGAACATGCAATACAAAAAGTTAATTGTAAATATTATGGTGGCAATATTATTAATAAATCAAGCGCATAGGCTTGCATTCTATTTTGCACCGCTTGTAATTCTTAAATGTAACAATGCGATTCATATGTTTAATATTTATTATTGGATGTCAGCAGTATTCACAGGAGTAATTATAGCTTTAACAAAAATTCTATGGATAGAATAGGAGGTAAAACATGAAATACATATTAGCTTTTGAGCATCCTTATTATCCAGAGATTGAAATTTATGAAGACCGCCAAGAGGTTAAAAAAAGAGCTAAGGAAATATTAAAAAATGAACATGTTGAAGACGGAGAACATAAATAAAAGATATGCATAGGCGAACTTAAAGACGTAATGGAATTAAAAACTTGGCACTAAGGAGGTGAAGGATGAAAGTATTAAAAACAACGTTAAAAGAACTGGCTGAACCTATTATCAAAGAACTTGGAACTATTAAGTATGATGATTATGTAGTTGCATATTCTGGACCAAATGCAGAAGATTATTTAATATTGTCTGGGAGGGGGGAATGGTGGTTTTGGTATGATATGCATAAAAAAGATGAGCTACGCAACGAATATAGTGAATATTTTGAAAGCAAAAAAGATGCTCTATTTTATGCCATAAAAGAAGAATGGGTATTGATAAAAATTAATGGATTATTCAAAGATATATTTGATAAAATATATAAAGCAAGACAGGAGCGTGTAAAATGAAAACTTACACAAAGCCAAAGCTGCATCAACTTAGTTCAAGAAATGCCAAAATAAGCGCATTCCGAAAATATGGAGAGCAATTTATTCAAAAGATGAATGCAACATCGCAAAGCGCAAAAAGAGGAAGGAAACCACCTCTATGACAGTAAAAACTAAAAACAATGATTTAGCACTTTTTATAGGCGTAATTGTATTATTTATTGTCCTTGCATTTATAGGGACCTTAGAATATTATTTATGGGCAAAATATTGCATAAAGCACAATCAAAAGGTATCTTATGTTGAGTATTATATAGGAGTGAGAGGATGAGTAAAATAAAAATGACAGAAGAAGAATATTCATTTATAAGAGATTTATCTAATCTTGAAACTATCAGAAGAATAGCAATAGATATTTGCCCAAGTCTATCTAACATAATTGAAGAAGAAAAATTTAAAGAAATTATGAATCAATTTGCAAAGTGGATAGTAAAACATTACGACATATTGGAGGATCAATGCGAATAAACGATAAATGGATATTGAGACATGATGGTAACTGCTGGGTAGTACAAAAAATAATTATTAATCACGATAGAGTTACAAAAGAAATAAAAGAAAAATACTCAAACACTTATCATCCAACACTTATACAGGCATGTGAATATTTAATTAATAATTCAATATACGAAGAAAACACAACAAAATACTTAAAAGACCTTAAGCAAGAAATAATTAAGACAAGAACAATGCTTATAGACGCGATAAATGCAAAATATATTTAAACGGTAAAAAAGGAGAAGGATGATGGAAGCTAAGGGAACAATGATAGAAGGCCTAACTTTCAAAGAACTAAAAGAAATGATGGATTTAAAATTTAATTATGAAGGTAAGATTAATGATTTGAAGAAGAAAGAAGAAGAATTAAAGGAAAAATATAAACTTGGAACTATAGAATTTCCCCCTTCACCTGGGTATAGATATCAAGTAGGCAGCTTTTTTGAAACTAAAGATGAAGCAATTAATCTATTAAAAGAAAACATTGAAGCTCTGAAAAACAATAATAAAGAACTTTTAGATCAATTGGATAAGCTTAAATATGATATACAACAAATAAAGAAGTATCATTCTTCAATAACACACTTATATGATAAAATATAAAAGATAAGAAAAAATTATGAATTAACCCTGTATAAAAAGCGATCAACATATGAAAACGTATAGCAAAGAAGAAATAGAATGTGCTGACTGTGAAAATATTGCAGAAATACAATGCGAAGAGTGTGCAACAAAATTTTGTATATCATGTGCATCAAAACAATACGATTATATTTGTCCTGTATGTTCGCCAAGAAATATTAAAATATTGTGTGAGGAGCGACAATGAAGCTATCATTTACTTTTAATACTGAGCCTAAAGCCATACAGTCAGTCAGGTTTGCAAGGATGGGAAGATTTGTGAATACTTACCAGCCCAAATCTAATAAAGACTGGAAAAATTTTATAAAGCTACAAGCATTATCTCAGCTTCCATATCCATTTAAGCTAATAGATGAAGCAATAGCAATTAGCAAGTGTCACTTTATTTTTAGCCCTTTAAGGTCTTTTCCAAAGTATAAGCTAAAAATGATAGAAGAGGGAAAAATTTTATACAAAACAACAAAACCTGATCTAGACAGCAATCTACTGAAGGGGCTGATTGATGCACTAAATGGTATTGTATTTAAAGATGATTCTTTAATAGTATCAACAAATAATATAAAAAAATACTACGGTCTTGAACCAAAGATTGAACTTGAAATAAAAACTATAAATCAAGATTAATTTTACATTCTTGTAAAGTAAGATCTTCACATAAATACAAAATTATATAAATATATAGTTAAATAATTATAAACTAATAAAAAGGTGATATCTTTATATTAAGCAAAATAAAATATTTGAAAATATTATATCATAAACATACTAAATATAAAGTTAATAATATGTTATACTGCAAAAATTGTGAATATTTTAGAGAGATAATATCAGAAAAGCACGCTCAATGTGTAAAAAATATTGATTATTCACGAGATTTAGTATATGGAAAAATAAATTTTGTTGGGGGAGGCGACTTCTTATCATGTGAATATGCTCGCAATAAGCCAAGTTTATGCGGAAAGCTAGCGAGATGGTATAAAAACAATAAAGAAAGGGATAACAATGGAACTTAATAACGATCAAATTGAAAAAATGATTGGTAAAGTCATACCTAAATCCACCGTGTGTATAACTGTTTATGACTTAGATCAAAAAAATGTGCTTTTTACTACTCCAGGATCATATGCAACATTCGGGGTACCTAAAAATTTAAAATATTCAGAATTAGTTAAATATTTCTTGGATAATATTATTCATCCAGACTATAAAAAAGAACAAGTTGAAATATATAAAAGTGGAAAATTTCCACCAAGTCGAGAATATAGAATTATTCATCCAGTAAACGGTGAAAGACATATACGCGTAGAAACTTCCAGACCTATAAAAATGGAAAATAATAATATAATTATATGTGTACTAATGGATATAACATAATGAATATAAAAATAGCATCGTTAACCAGCATGTCTTTTGCATTAAATAACGATGAAAGATATTACATATTATATTTATTATTAGCTGCTATGGCAGGCATTAAAAGGTTAAATACTACATATAATAAAAATACTATTAAAAGGAGATAAAAAATGGAAAACTCAAATATATCATTTTCTTTTGACAAAGATAATTGCAAATGTTATATAACTATAGACAATGTTAACAGTTTTGAAGAAATAGAGCAGGGTGTTTATAAGTTAACAACGTCTCTCGCACCATCATTAAATATAGACTATCAAAATCTTATATCATATGTATGTGAATAAATGAAAAATTATAATAATAAAACTCAGGCTGGAAAAGGAGATAAACCTAGAAAAATAGACTTAAAAAAATATAGGGTTAACTATACAAAAATTTTTAAAAAATAAGTTGATTTTAAACTCTAACATAATATATAATATTTATAGCTTGAATATACACATATAACATGATATTATTATAATGAAGACATGTATAAAAAATATATTATATATAATCAGTTAGCTTAATAAGGAATATTTAATATGACGGCTAAATGGCGAAGTTTATTATCATGGGGCGCGGCTAGAACTCAATCTGCAGTTAATTATAATCCATCAGTATTAACTTCTGATTACTTAATTGCTATTACCGACACATCTGTTCCCAGAACTGTAATAATATCAACAGAAGATATACAATCAGCATCTCCAACCAACTTAAGATTTTTTGTAGTAAAAGATGAAAGCGGAACTGCAGGAACTAACAATATAACAGTAAGTGGTGAGACTGGAAATATAGATGGAGCAGCAAATAAAGCAATATCAAGCAATTATGGTGCTCTTTATTTTTATTCAGATGGAACGGATTTATTTTCAATAATATAAATATAAAATATATTACATATAGAATGATATCAGAAAACGAAAACTATAAAAATAAATATCTCGCTTTTTTGGAAGTTTTAGAATTTCCTAATAAAGATAGAATGGTAGAGTTAAATATTAAAGATACTATTTTATATGCACGATTGATAAAAAAATATATTGAAAAAATTCAAAAGCACGATCCAAATGCAAAAAAATATAAATTGTCCAAAAGAATAATTTCTAAACTACTTAAGAGAAATAAATAAGGGAATTCTTGTGATACGTTGGTCTTTAATTTTACCATTAAACCCTACCTTTGATAGCGTTACAATAAATGGAATGTCAGGCACTATTATAACAACAGACGAGGTAAAAACATCTATAGAAGAGCTTGATACTGCATTAGCATCTACAACAACGTATTGGAATAGAGTTGGATCTGTTTTATCACCAAAAAATTCAGGAGATAGCATAAATCTAGACTTAGGCAGCAATACAGGGCCTGCAGTTGATATATCAGCTACAGGATCAGGAGCATTTACTGGCGTATACATAGATAGTGATACCGATAATTCAGCAAGCTCAGGTTTTAAATATACTACTAATAATCTTTCTGGCGGAAGAGGATCAGCAGTTGTAATTGATGTTACGACTGCTGGAGTACATGATATAAAAGCATTTAAAGCAAATTTTGATTGTCAAAGCATTGCTACAGGATTTAGATCTGGAAATGTATTTGAACTAACAGATCGGCGAATAGGAACCTTTTCTGCTCCTACAGAAAACTATAATTTGGCATATTTCCAACGACATACTAGAACTGCAGTTGTAGGCACTACAAATACACAAAGTGGAACAGTTATAACAATTGAAAATGCTGACACTCGAGTTGCTGGAACAATTATAGATAGCATTACAGTACTTAGAATAATTCAGGATTCTTTATCTACTGGAATTCCTCTCAGTATAGATCAAAATGCGACTATATCCACAAACTTTAGGAAAACTATCAGAGAAGAAAATACAGGAGTATCTCTTTGGTTTTCTAATGGAAATAATCCAGATGGTACATTATCAGGAACAACAGGAGATGTTTTATTTAAAGGTGATGACAATGAACCAGCCCTTTGTAATGGAACTACAAACTGGTCTAGAATAACTAGCAGAAAGATAGATACACTTGTTTCTGTTGTTGCTGGAACAGGCATATCTTCAATATCCGATAACTCAGATGTTATTGTTCCTGTAGAAAGTTCTACAGCTGGAGATACTACTATAACAGCAAATCCTGCGATAGTAGCAGGTCATGACGGGCAAAGATTAACTATAATAGGTACAGATAATACTAAAACAGTAACATTTAATGATGGGAATGGATTGGCCCTAGATAATGGACAATCTTTTACACTAGGCGAAAACGACATCTTGGAACTTATTTATTATAATAGTTTATGGATAGAAATAACGAGAAAAGATAATTAGTGAGATATTATGGCAGATCTAGGACATAGTAAAGCAGTAAAATTTATCAAAGATGTAGAAATTACGTCTCAGCTTGATGTAGACAATATCAATATCGATGGGAATACAATTTCTGCAACAAATGACTCTGGACTTGCTCTTTATGATAATGCAGCAACTGGTATCTATATTGCAGATGGAGGAAATGTAGGGCTAGGCACTACTAGCTTAACAAATTCAAATTTTAAAATTGATAGAAATAATTCTGCAATTGATCAACAACAAACAAGCTCTTCAAATGTTTGGACTACTACCGATATTTGGCAATCTTTTACTACTGGATATACTGGTTATTTAACTCAGGTAGACTGGTATCGAATATCTACAAGCGGAGCTACAACAGGAACATTTAGTATTCGAACTGGAGAAGGAACAGGAGGAACATTATTATATTCTGATTCAGTAAGTATAGATAATACTGTAGGATGGAAAAGTAAAGACCTAACTAACAACCCACCATATCTTAGCGCATCAACAAAATACACTGTAAGGTGGCAAGTAACTGGCAATTCAGACTTCGGTGCGCAATCTGGAGATCTGTATCCTGGAGGAAGGGGCTCACAATCATCAACTTTTGATTTAAGATTTAGAACCCATATGGCTACAAACTTAGCTCAGTATGTAATAAATAATTTGGGATATTTAGGCCTAAGAAATCTAAATCCAGCATATCCGCTTGATCTAATAGGGAACGCTCAAATAGATGGATACATAAAGATTGGAACAGGAAGTAATAGTATATTTATTAAAAATAAAAAATTAACAGGTACAACAAATGCGAGTGCTAGCGAAACAATAGTGAGTGGTGTAATACTAGGAAAAATTATATCAGTAAATCCAATTGTATATGTTTCAGGAGTAGGAGAGTTTCAGCCAAACTATACTACAACATCAAATGCCAACTATTATTCCAGTTTTACAGATCCAGGTGGTAACATAGTATTAAATAATAAACAAGTGAATATTTTAAATCGTCCATATCGCATTACAATATGGTATGAAGAATAAAGCAAGGGAAGAAGTTCCACTAAAAAATCCAAATTTAGTTTTATACGGACATCAATATAACGACAATATTTATGAGATAGAAACAATAACAATATCGAGATGCTATAGTTGATCAAACTATATTAAGAGATTTTATTATTGTGTAATTAGAAGAAAGGAAATAAAATGGCAGATGTAATACTAGGAAATGATAGAACTGTAACCGTTGCACCGTCAACAGTTACTAATATTTATTTACCATTTAACATTAGACGTGCGGAAATTGAAAAAGAAGGCCAACCATCTTTTTATATTAAAATAGATGGAGAGGTTAACCCAGCTGCACTTTCTGAATCAAAAGTAATCTCTGCAAATATCTTAAGTTTTGATATAGAAGCAGAACCAAACCCATCTACTCCAGAAAGACCAGGACCAGGCATTGAAGCATCATTTAAAAAAATATCTGTGTATAGCACTTCAGGTTTTACTATAAATTTTATTAATCTAACAGCAAGGGCCAGTAATTAATGAAACCTATAAAATGGTCATTACAATAAAAAAATATATCAGAGCTTAAAGAATAGAAAATGTTTAATGATGGAACTTGACCCAAAATATTGTGATGTAATAATAAAGCGATATTGTAAACACAAGCAAATAGAACCTAGTGAAGTATTTGAAAAAGGCTATTATTAACTTATTGGAAAAAGATTATGACAAAGCAAGAATCAAAAGGACAGAACCGAACAAGAACTGCTAAAAAACAAATGCTTGCAGCCTTAGAGAAATCTTTAGGCATTGTCACTGTTGCGATAAGAAACACAGGTTTTTCAAGGACTCAATATTATCAATGGCTAAAAGAAGATGAAGAATTTGCACAACAAGTCAAAGATATTGATAATATAACAATAGACTTTGCGGAAGCAGAGCTATATAAACAGATAAAAAATGGAAATCCTACATCAACAATATTTTTTCTAAAAACAAAAGGAAAACATAGAGGGTATGTAGAACGAATTGAAACAACAGGTGTGGACGGAGAACCAATTAATCATAAACATGAAGTTATTGTTGTAAAGCCATCATTCAAAAAAAATAATGAAAATTAATATTGATTTATCGGATCCACAATTATATTCTGATATATATATGGATGTATTAAAGGATAAGAATAGATATATCCTCCTATATGGTGGCAGAGACAGCGCAAAAAGTTATACTGCTGCTCAAAAGATAGTATTAGATATATTATCAGAACAATATTATAAATGTGTTTGTTTAAGAAAAATATTTGCTGATATAAAAGATTCACAATTTGAAACAATATGGTCAATTATAGAAAATTATGATCTAGGTAGATATTTTAAATATACAAAATCACCATTAGAAATAACATGTTTATTGAATGGCAATAAGATATTAGCTAGAGGCTTAGATAGACCAGCTAAGTTAAAATCAATAAAAGACCCGAGTGTAGTATGGCTAGAAGAAGCCGATGAAGTAAAACTAGAAGATTTTATAAAGTCAGATACTTCTATAAGGGCAAGTGATAAAAATGTTCTTTTACAATTTATAATGACGTTTAACTCAGAACAAGAGGAAAGTTGGCTGAATGATTATTTCTTTCCTCCTAAAAACCAATATGAGCGTGAAGATGGTAATTTTAATTATGTAAATTCTATAAAACCTAATACAACAATTCTTCATACTACATATAAAGATAATCAATTTTGTCCAATAGAGCGAGGTGATAAGTACGAACAATTAAAAGAGATTGCTGCATTAGATGAAAACTGGTATAGGGTTTATTGTTTAGGCCTGTGGGGAAATGCTTTAAAGGGACTTGTTTTTCCTGATGTAGTATATCAAAATTTGTTTCCTGAACGAGATAATTGTAAATTATTTGGTTATGCGATTGATTTTGGATTTACAAATGATCCTAGTACAATAATTAAATGTGCTTTAGCACACGGAGAACTGTGGTTTCAAGAATTAACCTATAAAACCGGGTTAGTTAATACAGGCAGAACAAATAGCATAGAGTCAGAACTAAAAAAACATCAAGTTTTAATGACAGATCAAATAATAGCAGATTCAGCAGAACCTAAATCAATAGAAGAAATAAAAAGAACAGGATTCAATATAAAAGGAGTTACAAAATATAAAGGTAGTATTGAGTCTTCGATAAGCGAGATGCGAAAATATAAAATAAATATTGTAGGATCGCCAAACTTAAAAAAAGAGTTAAAATCTTATAAGTATAAAGACGATAAAGAAGGCAAAGCCACCAATGTTCCAATCGATGCCTGGAATCATGCTATTGATAGTTGTAGATATTTTATAATAGAAAAAATTATGAACAGGCCTAAACAATTAAAGGTATTTAGTGCATAAACAAAGAGGTTGAAATGCGTTTATTTCCCAAAATTTTAAATAAAAATAAAACAGATATAATAAAAAAATCATATCATTCACTAAATTTAAACAAAAGAAATTGTTCATTGATAGGGATATCAACTGCAGGAAAAATGCAATGGCATCAAATATCAAATTATACAGCATGGACATATTACATGAGAGTTGCAGTTGTATATAATGCTATAGATATCATATCACAGGCTTTTTCAGTAATAGAGCCCGCTATTTGGGATAACGCTGAACAAAGATATTTAACGAGTCAAGATAAGAATATAAAAGCATTAGATCTTTTAGAACTATTAAAAAGACCTTCATTTGGGAAATCATACAATGAATTTGCACGAGAAATAGTTCCAAATTATTTAGTTACTGGAGATTTGTATTTTAGGATTAAAGCTATAAACGAAAACGATGAACCAGTTGAACTTCAAGTAATTAATTCTAAAGATGTATCTCCTGAAGAAGATTGCGAAGAAGGGAATGCAATAAAATATTATGTAAGCTTTGTGGGGGGAGAAAATATTTTTAATAAAGACCCTAAAAATGGGAGATTTTATAACCCCAATAAAATACAAGAATTATGGCATACAAAGATATTTAATCCAACAAATAAGGTAAAAGGATTTTCTCCCCTCAATCCATTATTTTATGAAATAGAGCAATTTATAGCATCATCTGTACACAATGGGAATATGTTAAAACAAGGCGCACGGCCTTCTGGTGTATTGAATATAGAGCCAGAATTTGATTTAAATGATAAAAATTACCAGAAAATTAAAGAAGAGATTCACAAATTCTATCAAGGCGAATCCAACACTGGCAATATACTGATATTGCAGGGAGGAAAGCAATTTGAGCAATTATCTATATCAAATAAGGATATGGACTTTTCAACCTTAAAAAAAACAATTACAGAGCAGATATATAGAAATCTTAAAATTCCAATGTCCTTGGTACTATCGGAATCAATGACACTAGATAATTTTAAGATGGCAATTCCAGTTTTATATAAAATGGCTGTTTTGCCACTAGCAGATATTTTGTTTCAAGAATTAAACTTATTTTTAATGCACAGATATGATGACACTGAACGCTATGAATTAACATATAACAAAAAAGACATAGATGCATTATCCACGGAGTTTAATCTTGAAATAGATAGATTGATAAAAACAGAACTATTAACAATAAATGAAGGTAGGGGATTATTAGGCTTACCTCCATTAATAGGAGAGGCTGGGAATCAGATTGCAAGGCCTTCTAACTTATTGCCTGTGGGAACTGTAGCACAAAATAAACAAATAACTAAAGAGAAGTATGCAGAGATACTGCGCAATAATAATTTTAATGAAAAACAGATCAATTCATATATAGAAAAATATTATTCTGACAATACATAAATATTTATGCCAATTTAGCTCAGTTGGTAGAGCAAGTGATTTGTAATCTCTAGGTCGTTGGTTCGAATCCGACAATTGGCTCCAGATAAGTTGTAAACCTATGGCTATTTTAGTTAAGAATACAGATGATAGAAAAAAAGATGCTCAGAATCAAGATGATATTGATGCTATGTTTGAGAAAACAATGCAAAGAAAGCTTAATTCTTTGGTTCGAACAATAGTAGATGATTTTACCATTTTATATTCTACCACAGGAACTATTATTAATACTCAACAGTATAAAGATGAGCTACAAGCTATAATAACTCAAACATATAGACGTGTAAACAATGAATTTTCACAAACTTATTTAGATGATTTAGAAGAAGCTAGAAGTAAAGCTAAAACAGAACAAACTAAAACAAAATATAATGATCTGATAACTGTAAGAGAAGCAACTGCAGCAGCTATTGCGACTTCGCTTCTTCAATGGTCACTAGCAACAGCACCAGTACAGAGTCAATTTGTTGTAGATACATGGGATAAAATAATAAGAAAGAATGTTAATAATTCATTAGCTGAAAATATATTGGCAGAATTGTCAACTGATGATAAAACAATAGCGAATAAAACTAAAAAACCGCTTACGGATGATTTAATAACTCATAATGAAGTTGTATCAATGCAAGAGGTACAAACGGCAACAGAAAACGCTAAATTTACTGAAGTTGATGAACTTAACAATAATCTTCAAGTAGAAGAGGCTATTGTTGCTATAGGTGTTCTAAACATAGAAAAGGTATGGATAACTCAAGGTGATTCAAGAGTTAGAAATGCTCATATGATAGCTAATGGTCAAAGAAGATTATTAAAAGATCCCTTTTTAGTAGGTGGAGAGTTATTGCAGTACCCTAAAGATACATCTTTGGGGGCAAGCATGGGAAACGTTATTAATTGTAGGTGTAAAAGTATTTATCAGTGATATCAATATAATTGCAATTAAAGTACTTTTATGATATATTATTTATAATAAAAGAAATAAAAAAATAATGATTGAGAAAATCATTAAGGAGATTCTTAATAATGAATTCCAGCAAGATAAAAGAATATAAAAAAATACAAGTACCATTTTTATTGGAAAAAAGTAATCTTAGCGAAGATAATGAATACTTTACTTTTTCTGGATATGGATCAACATTTGATAACATCGATAGAGATCAAGATGTAATAGAAAAAGGGGCATTCAATAAAACAATAGAAAAGATAATCAGTAAAGGTGATAATTTACCTATATTATGGCAGCATGACATGAGTATACCTTTGGGAATCTACATAAAATTTGCTGAAGATGAAAAAGGTCTATTCGTAAAAGGGAGAATGCCAAAAGATGATTCATTTGTCCGTGAAAGAGTAATGCCCCAAATGAAAATAGGATCAGTAAGAAAGCTGTCTATTGGATTTTTTATAAAAGAATGGGAATTTGAAACACGTGAGGGTAAATCAGTAAGAATTATTAAGGAGGTAGAATTATTTGAGATAAGTCTAGTTACAATACCAGCAAATGAAGAGGCGAGTGTCACAGAAATAAAGGCAGCTACCCCATATAAAGATCTTCCACTTGCTGCTAGGGATTTAGAGTGGAGCAAGGAGGATGCACTTGGTAGAGTAAGACGATTTACTGGATCAACTGAAGAACCAAGTACAAAATATAAAAATGCATTTTTTTGGTATGATGAAAATAATGAGGAACTATTTGGTGCATATAAGCTACCTTTTGTAGATATAGTTGATGGCTCTTTGCATGCTGTGCCTAGAGCTATATTTGCAGTAGCTGCTGCATTGAGGGGTGCAAGAGGTGGTGTTAACATTCCTGAAGACGATAGGCAAAAGGTTATTGCAAATGTTAATAGATATTATGATAAAATGCGTAATGAGTTTAATGATGAAGGAATTATATCACCATTTAAAGAAGATGTAAAAGGGCTGATTAATAAATGCAATAAATTATCAGATATTGAAACTATACTAAAAAAACATTATTTTTCTAATAAAGAATCGGAAATGATAATTTCAAAAATCTCTGAGATAAAAAGGCTTGGTGATCAAGTTATATTAGGTGAAGAGTTGGAATCTTCGCAAAACAGGGAAGTTAAAGAAATTATACAAGGATTAAAAGAGATCACACAAGCAATACAAGGAGATTAAAAAATGAGAGAAGAAAACGCTCCAGTAATGGAAGAGTTCAAAGGTGTTGTTGATACACTAAAAACTGACATTGCTAATCTGTGCAAAGCACAAAAGAAGGCAGTTGATCAGGTAGAAAATCAAGGGAAAGAAAATGCTGATACAATTGTAAAAATTAATAATACAATTGAGGGAATTCAAAAAGATTTTGAAGCAAAGGAAAAAGAATATAAAAAATCAATTAATGATTTAAAGAAAACTGTTTCAACTTTGAGCGCATTCGAAAATTCAGGCGATATTTCTAAGCAAGTAAAACATTTCAACAAAATTTTAAAAAGTCATGGCAAAGCACCTATACAGATAGAAGACACTGCTGAAATAAAAGCAGCCCTTGACATGTATATTACTCGTGGTGAAAGGATGATGTCTGATACACAAAGAAAATTTATCAATACTATCATAGACTCAGATGGTGGCTTTTTAGCAGTTCCAGAATATAACACAGTCTTGGAGTCAAAAGAATTTGATGCTCATGGATTCATGAATGCAGCAAAAAATGTTGTTATTGGAAGTAACGAATATAAAACAATTGTTGACTGGGAAGACTATGATGAATCCTTTTATGAGAACGAGCTTAGCGAAACGACGCCATCAGATACTAATGACTTTAAAGAGGTTACAATCAATGCAACTCAGCAAATATTTAGTAAAAAGTTTTCAAGAAACGCACTAGAAGATTCAATAATTGACATTGAGAATGAAGTGATTGCAGCAATGCGTGCTGGTATGATTCGCAAGGATGGTACTAACGTTATTACAGGAAATGGAGTGGATAAACCACGTGGTGCTATCACATTTGCAGATGGTACAGCTTATGGACAAGTAGAGCAAATTGAAAGTAATGATAGCGGTGTTGTTGGATGGGTTGATGTGCTGCAGTTGCTCCCAGCAGAATTAAAAGATATGTATCATGCAAATGCATCTTATGTAATGCCTAGGGCTGCATTTTTTGGTATCTTAGCTGATAAGTCTGGGGCAGATAATTTCCAGATTGGATCACAAGTGAATTTCTTTGATCGTTCAGGCGTATCGCTTAGATTGTTGGGCTATCCTGTTGTATGGGAAGCTGGGCTTCCTGCAGTTGATGGTGCAACAAATTCACTGTCAGTAATTTTTGGTGATATTGCTAGATTTTACACATACGTAAGACGTTTGGGTGTATCTTTGATTCGTGACGAAACAAACCCTAGATATGTATGGTTGCATCTCCGACAACGTTCAGGCGGAAATGTTATTAATTTTGAAGCAGCCAAAATCTTAAAAACAAAAACCTGATTAACTTTATATTTAATATCCCTCTCAATTGGGGGATATATTAACTTTTTAATTTCTAAAAGAAAGGCTATATAAAATGCATAAGGATGGAATAAGTAGAACAAACTCAAATATTGCTTTAAAGCTTCAAACTATTTCTAGTGATACAGCTACAGCTGGTGAAATAATTGATACACAGGGTTATGAATCATTAAAGCTTATAACAGCTGTAGGAACAGTTACCGCAGGTGATGTGACGGTTACAGCTATTAACGAGTCAGATGATGCTGCTATGGCTGGTGCAACTGCAGTTCCAGCTGCTAGGCTTATTGGTACAAATGCTACTCTTGACACAAGTGATACGCTTGATGAAATAGGCGTAGTTCTTACAAAACAATATGTACAAGTAACATATACAACAGCAAATAGTGCTAACTTGGTTGTTGGTTCTCTTGCTGAGCTTGGACATGCACAAATAGCATCTAGTGTATAATATTTAAGCTGGCCTTTAATTAGGCCAGCTTTTAAATCTATAAATGGAGGATCACGTGTTAGTTAGATATCTAAAAAATAGATCGATCGCTTATGATGGAATCCATACTAAATATGAGAAAAAAGGCAATGAGGTAGAAGTAAAAGATATTATTGCTGAAAGACTTATTAAGAGAGGCGATGTAGAAAAAGTCGGAATATTTAACAAAAAAGAAAAAAATCAAAAAAAAAACGATTCATACGATAATAAAATGTATAAAAAGTATGAGAATAAAGTAATCAATAAAAAACGTAGTAAAAAAATAGAGAAATAAAAATGTATGTATATCCCTATAGAGAAGAAGATCGTGTTGATGTGTTGCCAGTTAGCGTGGCTAATGCGAAAGAATATCTATATATAGGGGCATCTGTAACAATTCATGATGATTTAATAGCAAGACTACTAAAAGCAGTAAGAAACTTTTTTGAAAATGCTACAAATCACTATACAACAGAAATAACTTTTAAAACATATAGAGACTCTTTTTTAGATGGTTGCTATGAAATACGCAAAAGTCCACTTAAAAGCATAGTATCAATTCAATATTATGACTCTGACGACAATATACAAACAATCAACAGCACTAATTATTTTATCAAACCAATGAATGGATACGATAGAGTTGTCTTTAAACAAGATTACGTATTTCCTGAGCTATCAATAGATGTTGGGTGGCCTATAGAAATAACATTTAAGGCTGGATATACGGATCAACCAAATGAAATACCAGAGGATATTGAAACAGCGATATTATCACATTTGGCAATGATATTTGAAAATAGAGGAGATTGCGAGGTAATAAATTCTTCACTTATAAAGAAATTTGTACCTGTAACAACAAAACTTGCTATTAAAAATTATAAAATAGAAGAAATAGGCGTATAATAATAATGTGAGGTATTTATGAAGCTGAAAATGACCGAAAACAATCAAAAAGATATTTTTAAAAAACTTAAGTTAGAGGCACAAAAAGCTAAAGAAATAAACAGATCAAAAGCAATAATTGAAAAAGCTAAAAAAGAGAAAAAGAACAAACAATCATCAAATGATGCCATAAAAGTAAAAAATAAAATTTCTGTTAACAAAGATAATAAAAATAGAAAAAATAAAAGATTAAGAAGGAACTTAAATGACACGGTGTAAACGTATATCTCCTAAAAAGCGTTTAATATGTATAGGAAGCATGAAGCATCCTATTAGTATAATAGATAGAGAAATAGAAACGCTTAGCGAAGGGTATACTATGGATTTTAGCAATTCTACAAGTGTATTAGCAGCTATAGAAACAAGGAATGGAACACCAGTCTTTAATGGTGTTAATATTGAGCAAGAACTTACTCATATATTTTATATAAGATATGGAGAGTCTACAGTCGAAAACAATTATACTATTTTGTTTAATAATAAATATTATCGAGTTATAGATTTTGAAAATTTAGAAGAAGAAAATAGATTTTTAAAAATAACTACAATAGAGCGTGGAGATATAGCTAAAAAAGCAAATTGGGCTTAAAAATGATAAAGATAAAAATTAAAGAAATTGTATCACCTAGTACGCTAAGAGCAATGAATCCACGAAATATTCAGAAATCAATTACAGTGTCTTTAAAAGAAATTGGGGAAAAATTAGTTAAAACCGCAAAAGATGGAATAAAAACATCACCTAAAACGTATAAGCGTTATTTTTATCCAGGTATTGGTTATGTTAGGTCTTCAAGGCCAGGTACATATCCAGCAGATCAAAGTGGTTCATTAAGGCGTTCAGTTGCGACTAGAACAGAAGGATATAGAATGTATTTTGGTGCAAAAAAAGATTATGCAAAATATCTACAACAAACCAATTCTCCAGAAAAATTATCAACATGGATACGTATAGCACCAAGACCTTTTTTAACATTAGCGCATAACCAAAATGCACCACAATTTGGTGATATAATGGAAGAAAATATAAATAAATTAACAAAGTAAATTATTTTATTATGAGAATAAGAGAAATAGAATATCAGCTAAGAACATATATACCATTACATACAGATAAATTTGTAAGTTGGTCCAGTGTTGTTTCATATTCAGTTAGCACTAATATAGCTACAATACAAACTACTTTATCACATGGTTTAAGTGTTGGTGATATAGTCCATTTAAGAGATGTAATATTTCCAAACCCAATTACTAGCCTTACTCAGTCACAAGGCGTAGGAACAGCTATATTACAACATGATACAGACTTTACGTTTCCTAATTCAGAAACAATAACAATATCAGGCGCAAATGAAGCCGATTACAACGGTACATTTAATATTATTTCTATTCCAGATAGACAAACAATAAACTTTGACATACCATTTACAGCTCCAGTAACAGCAACTGGTTCTCCTGTTTCAGAAGAAGTTAATTTGTTACGCTACAATGGACTATTCCAGGTGGTATCTATACCAACAGCTACAACATTTACAATTGCTGTTGATGGGCCAAATTTTATTGCATTATCTGGGGTAGAATTTTATAATATTGCCGATGTTAGAATAGTTGGAGAAATCTCAGAAGAAAGAATGTTGAATTCATACACAAACCAAGATATAGATGTATGGTGGATGTTTATTGTGGCATCAACAAGCAATGTATCAAAGAATAAAGATATAGCAACTGATTTTGATTTTAGCTATTCACAGGGCGACTATATAAGGCAACAAGTGCAAGAAAGCTTTACATTATATGTTGTTGTTCCAAGTCAAGACACTATAACAACTGTAGACGATCAAGACATTTGCAGAAATGAACTAAAATTATCAATAATTAATTCTATTGTGGGCTTTTTCCCATTAAAATTATATCGAAATTCATATGAAGGGGTATATTATGAGTCAGATAGCATAAGTACTTATAATACATCATATTATATACATGCTTATAATTTTAGTACAACGGTTAATCTTGCAAGTCCAGATACCTTTGTGCCAAATAGCATTGCAATAAAAACAATAGAATTTAATCATATAGATACAATAAAAGACGTAAAATCAACAGATTTAATTAACCTAGAAGACTAAGGAGAAAAAAATGGCACAGAGAATCTCATTACCTGTTGTGAATGCACCGCTAGTTCCAGCTGCACCAATTCCACAGGTATTACCAAAGGTAACAACATTTATAGGGCAAAAACTTGTTGCTGGTTCAGCTAGCACTGGGTTTTTGGAAAACATCGCTCTTGGTACTGAAGATACATTGTTCGGTGCTGGTTCAATGCTGGCAACAATGATTAAAACATTCAGGAAAGTAGATATTAATTCAAGGGTCAATGCGTATGTATTAGACGATAATGGAGCTGGAGTAGATGCAACTGGCACAGTAGCGTTTTCTGGGACTGCAAGTGCATCTGGCACAATTAATGTCTATGTAGGAAATACTGATAGACTGTATGCTGTACCTGTGGCTACCAGTGATACTGCCACTGATGTAGGGGATGCGCTAGAAGCATTAATAACTGCCGACACAGATGCTTTGGTTACTGCTTCAAACACAACTGGTACAGTAACTCTTACAGCAAAAAATGCAGGAACTGTTGGGAATAATATAGGTATCCTTATAGATGGAGAAGTAGCTGGTATTACTACAACATTAACTGCTTTTGCTTCAGGTGCAACTGATCCAGTTCTGACAAGTATTCCTACAGACATTGGGGATGTCAGAACAGATATTGTAATGCCATCAAGTTACTCATATGATGCTATTCTTACTTGGTTAGACGGTCGTTTTAATTCTAATAATAAAGTTCTTAATGGAATTATGATATTATCTGAGACAGACACCGCCTCAAATATAGCAACCACACTATCAACAGAAAATTCACAAAGTCTTGTCTATTTTGGTGACAAGCCTGTAGATAAAGCAACTAAAAAGGGCTCTGCAATATTTGCTATGCCATATGAAAAGTCATCACTTTTTGCATCTGTTAGAACTTTAAGATTCAGTGATGGTGCTATTATTACGGATTATGTAGTCACGACTGAATCAAAAGATCAATTTGGTGGCACACATACAGCAAGCTTGCCTTATCATAACACGCCTTTACCATTACCAGTAATACCAACCAATGAAGGTTTTACAGAAACAGAAGTTTCTTCAATAAACGATGAAAACGGTTCTGTGATGGGTAATAATATAGCATCTAACACAATTATTTGTGGTGACATATTTACTACATATAAAACAAATGCTGCTGGTCAAGTAGACTTAACTTATAAATATTTAAATTATGTAGATACAGCTACAGCAGCACGTGAATATATTTTCAATGGATTAAAAATTGATTATGCACAAAAGCGTTTAACTGCTGGAACTGGTGTGGCTGGCTATTCGTTTGCTTCTCAAGGAGAAATTAGGTCTAATATAATTAAATATTTGGGTGTTTTGCAGGGAGAAGATTACGTTTTAATACAAAGTGGTGTTATGGAAAACGGAGAAACCGTTATTAATGTAGTAAAAAGATATTTAACTGTTGAAATAGATAATTCAGATGGATCAGTAGAAATATCTAGTATTTTACCAATAGTATCACAGGTAAGAAGTATTAGCATTCCATTGAATATTGTGTTTAATCCACAAAATCTATAATTAATTATTAAGGAGATATAAACAATGTCTGGCGATCTTAAACGTGTTGTAAGTGCGGTAAAAATGCAAGTTGATGAGTTTGAGTTTAGTCTAATCCCAAACTCATTAACATTTAAAGATGGTTTTCCAGAAAGAACCACAAAGGGACTTGATAATGGAGATATAACTTACTCTGAAGATCAAGAAACAGCTGTTGGAATGATAAAAGCGGATATTCCATCGGTTATAGAATTTATAGAAAATGCTAAAACTATAGCAAGCCGTCAAGGTAGTACTGTAAAGTTCTATGATGATAATGGAATGGAGCGAGTTATGAAAAAAGGTGTTTGTAAAAATGATACTGAATTTTCTGTGGGAACCGATGGTAAGTTCACATTAAGCTTTGATGGGACACCGCTTGATTAATAGTAATATAGGTGATAAGAAATGAAATATTATTTTAATGAGCCATTTATGTTGGTATCACATGGAAAAGATAACGAGATTGAGTTTATACAAGTTCCAGCGCCTACAGCTAGGATAATTGCATGTTGCGAGCTAGAAGAAGAAGTGAACAAGGCACTCATGTATTTAGCAAATAACAAACAAGATATGATATCAGATGAAACTGCATTATCTCAAAAAGAAGAAGATATAAAAATATCTGAACAAATTGGATATTTATTATCAATGGGAAATGCTAGTTTACAGAAATGCTATAGCGCACTCAGAAGTTGTATAACTCAATCAAAATCTTTGCTTAATGGTGATATCAAATGTACAAATTCGATTTATGATGAAATTCCATATTGCGAGTTGAAAGGATTGCTAGGTGAATATATAGCAAATTTTATCAATTCCTTGCAATAGGCAAGGATGAAATAAAAGAAAATATTATAGCTCTTTTAATGGGATTTAAAGGAGCTATAAGTTATACTGAAGCAAACGATATGCCTCTTGATGATGTATATTTCTATCTAAAGCAGCTTAAAAATTATTATCCCGAAAGAAACTAAGATGAGTTTTTCCAGAACATTTATATATCAAGCTGTAGACAAAATAACTCCAACGCTAAATAAAATAACTCTAAAAACAGAGCAGTTATCTAAAAAAGCAGCCAAAGTTGGGCAAGAAATGTCCAGTGTTGGTAGAAATTTGACAACAAAACTGACAGCACCTATTGCAATAATGGGTGGAGTGTCAATACGAAATTTCTCAAAGTTAGAAGAAGGACTTACTAATACTACAAACTTGCTTAATAGTGAAGAAATAAAAAAGTATACATCATCATTAAAAAATATGCAAAAACAAGCTATTCTAAATGGTTTTTCTATTGAAGATGTTAATAAATCTCTATTTGATAATATTTCTGCGCTAGGTACTAGTAAAGAGGCAATAAATTCATACTCAGAAGCACAAAAGTTGTCTGTTGCTGGTGCAGCGCCTCTTTCAGCTACAGTTGATGGGCTTACCTCTATAATCAATGCATATGGTAGAGAAACAACAAAAGCGAATGAAGTTGCAAATGCGTTATTCTCTGCACAGCAAAAAGGAAAAACTACCGTAGCTGCACTATCAGCAAATATAGGTAAAGTGGCCCCAATAGCACGACAAGCTGGAGTTGGCTACAAGGAACTACTTGCAGCAATGGCAACGTTAACTCTTGGTGGATTGTCAACCGAAGAAAGTGCAACTGCTTTAAGGGGTGCAATTGCTTCTCTTATTAAACCTTCAGCAGAGGCAAAAAAAGTTTTAACGAAATTAAATATTCCTTTTGGAACTACCCAAATAAGAGCAAAGGGACTTGGGAATACCCTGCAAATGCTAACTGAAGCTAGCGAAAAATATCCTGATCTTTTAGCTCAAGCAATTCCAAATGTAAGGGCATTTACTGGAGTAGCATCATTTAGCACAGAAAAATTAAAGATACTAAATGATATACAGGATAAAATAAATAAAGATATACTTAATGGTACAGGCCTACAAGATAAATATTCAATATCAATGGAAATTGCATCACGCAAAATTTCTAAGTTAAAGGGTAAAATGACCATACTGACTGCAGAAATTGGTCAAAGATTATTCCCTGTTTTAGATAATATAATTACAAAAGCCATCATCCCATTTATAAATAAAATAACTAGTTGGATAGTCAAAAATCCAGAGCTTTCAAAGACAATAATAAAACTAACGGCTGCATTAGCTGCAATAGGCCCCATACTAATAGGATTAGGTACTTTAATATCAATTATTGCTTTTGCGTTATCGCCACTAACTTTAACTATAATGGGTGTGACAGCTGCAATAGTAGCGACTAGCATTGCCGGTTTTTATTTGTGGCAACAATGGAACAAAATTCCTAATATCTTTAAAAAAATAAGCAGTATTCTTTTAACATTGACTGGTCCATTTGGGAGTGCTATTAATTTGGCTTTAAAATTAGGTGATATGGCAAAATATATTGTAGATAATTGGAAATCTGTTATAGACACATTTGATAGTTTGGCAAATAAATTTAGTCCTGGTGGAGCATGGGAAGGATTAAAGGAATTGATTGGAATTGGTGAAGAAAGTAAAAGAGAATTACCTACATTAGGGCCAAAAGCTCAAGAATTGCTTAAAACAGAAGAAGGCAAAAAAGCACTAGAGAAGCTACAGATGGAAGTGGCATTTAAACCTGAAGGTGCAAAAGTGACAGGAGTCTCAACCAAAATGATTGGCAACAATCCTTTAGGCATAAATATTATTGGAGCATTTTAAGAATGATAAAAGATAAATTACTAATAGCAACATATCGAGGTATAACTTTTAGTTTTAGGGAAGCGGGTCGTCTAGGAGGAAGAAAAACAGTCTTTCATACCTACCCTAACTCAGATATTGTTTTGGCAGAAGATCTTGGGAGATCGCCAATTGTTATACCGATTGTTATTATTGTAAAAGGAGAAGGGGATGCCTATTACGAAGCAAGAGATGCCATAATAAAAGCATTGGAAAGTGATGGGCCTTCAATATTAGAACATCCAACCTATGGACAATTAAAGGTTCAGATAGATGATAGCTATAGGCTAAATGAAAAAATTACACAATTAGGCTATTCAGAGATAAATGTATCATTTAGAATAGTTGATAATAAAAAATTTCTTGAAGCAGATAAAAACACTGAATCATATATAGATGCTCAAAAAGATGACATAAATAAAGATCTTGAAGATTCTTTTATGTCAAAAATATATTCTAAAGCTAAAAGTGCTTATGAGACATTAGCGGATTATACAGAACAGGCGATAGAATTTGGTGAAGATGTTAGTAGCGCTATTTTTGAAACAATAGCAGCATATAATAATTACAAAGCTCAGCTGGTTGCATTTATTACCTATTATCCCAGCAAGATAAGTTCATTGGGTTCTAATGTTAGCAGTATATTTAAATCAATAAATAATACCGTATCTAATCCATTAGATCAATTAAACATTTATGAAAGATATTTTAACTTTTTGGATGATGAACCTCAATTCCTTCCAACTACAAGAGATTTATATTATTCACAACAAAATCAAAACGCATACAAAGGCTTTGTACAGGGTACTGCTTTGGCTTATGCAGCCTCAGCAGCCTCAAAAATTGACTATAGTACAGATCAACAACAAGCAGCCGTTATACAATCTATATCAGATCAATATACAAAGGTTATGGATCTTCCGTTAATAAAATCAGATCAAACTGTTTCTTTAATAGATACTCCTCCTCAATTTTCAAATGAGTTTGAAACAACAGATCCAACAGCTATATATAATCTCTTGCAAAATCAAAAAACCGCTTTTTTGGAGGTTATGAAAAATAAAACAGTTACTATACCTAAAGTTACTACCGTTGAAGTATCAAATGAAAGTTTAACTAATTTAGTATATCGATACTATGGAAGTTTAGAAAATTATGATCTAATAAAAGATTTAAATGATCTAGAAGAAACAAGCTTATTAAATGGAACATATAAAATAGTTACTGCATAATGGATATTAATACAAACAAAATAGCATTACTTGTTAATGGGAGAGAATATATACAATTTAGTGAGATATCTGTAAAAAGAAACATAGAGGCAATATCATCTTCTTTCGAATTTGTAGCAACCAATGAAACAGCAGATATATTCCCATTCAAGGTGTATGATGATTGTACAGTAACCGTTAATGGAAAAACTGTAATAACAGGATATATAAATAGAATAAGACCATCTTATTCAAACACTTCGCACAGTATAAATATACTAGGAAATGATATAACAAGAGATATAGTTGATAGCGAAATATATAATAACTCTCAAATATCAGAAGCCAAAACATTTACTAGTTTGATAGAGACTGTGTTAGAATCGAATGGAATTGAGGGAATAACTGTTTTTAGTTTAATAGATGACCCACCTCTTGGAACAGAAGAGAGTTTTACTGCAAGTGAAACAGGAACGACTATTTTTGATTATATAAAATCAATTGCAAATAAACGCCAAGTGTTATTGACTACTGACGGACAAGGGAGATTGATTATTTATAGAAATGAGGTTCCTGAACAAACAAATCTAAGCTTAATTAATAAAGTAAATAGGTCAAATAACATAATAAAAAGTGCAGAAAGTGACATTAACTATACAAATAGGTATAAAACAATTAAAATATTTTCTCAATCTGGAATTGATACATCAATTCAGGGAGAAGCTATAGATAATACTATAAATAGAAATAGAGTTAAATCTATTGTATCGGATTTGATATACAATCAAGATGATTGTAAAAATTTAGCTACTTGGGAGATAAACAAAAGAAGAGCTAATTCGATAATATATAATTGTATTGTAGCTGGGTTTTGGGCTAAAAATAATGTAATATTTGAACCTAATCAATACTTTACAATTGAAGATGATTATTGTAACATAAGTAATGTTATGTTGCTAAAAAATCTTGAATACAAATATTCAGAAACAAGTGGCTCAATTACAAATTTATCTTTTGTTTCAGCAGATGCATATACTCTATCTGCAAATGCAGTAGGTGCAAACAAAAGCTTAGGTGGCGCATTAGCATGAATATATTAAATATGATAAAAAATTTAGTTAAAAAATCAATTCAAACATTATCTGTGGATGATACTGGAAATTATCAAACGGCTCAAGTGTCTTTTTTAGGTCAAACCCATACAGTTAAACAGCTAATTCCTTATGGTTTATACTCTAATAGTCCAATAAGTTCTGAATGGATAATATTGAGTTTAAGAGCAAATCCAAACGACAAAGTGGGAATTGCCAATGATTACAGTAATAGACCTAAAAACTTAAAAGAGGGAGAAGTTGTTTTATATAATATAAAAACTAATACTTCTATAAAGTTGGACTCAAATGGTGATATATTACTAAATGCAAAAAATATAAATGAAACAGCGCAAGAAAATATTATTTTGAATTTTGAAGATGCAACACTAGAAGGAACAAATATTAATATAATAGGTAGTGGAACAATAAACTTAAATGATGCCGAAGTTAATATTGATGCCGACAACAACGATATTACATTAACCACCACTGGCAATATAAACATTAATGGCGGTAGTGTGACTATTCAATCTGCAACTTCAATTGATGGTAAGGATTTTTTAAGTCATACGCACCCAGCAGGAACACCACCAGGCAATACAGGGCCTGTAAATTAAGGCTTATATAATGGCAACTAGAACTGAAATAAAAATGACATTAAACGAATATGGAATATATGATATATCTGTAGACCCAAATACACAAGATCTTTTAATTGAAGATAGCTATGATACTGATATTGTTTGCGCATTGTTTACTGATAAACGAGCAGATTCATCTCAGATAGCTGAAAGCTCTAATAGAAGGGGATGGAATGGTGACACAGTTGCAGCCCTAACAAATTATGAGATAGGATCATGGATTTGGCTTTTATCACAAGAAAGGCTAACTAACCAAACTGTTAATAAAGCTGTATCTTATGCCAAAGATTCCCTACAATGGGTTTTAGATTTAGATTTGGCAACTAGAATTGATGTACAAGGTTCAAAAGATGGAATAGAAGGTATTCAACTATTAGTAAAAATATATGTGGAAAAAGATCTAGTAAGTCAATATACGGTTAATATTTGGGAAAATTCCATGTATAAAACAATATAAGGAGAGATATAATGCCATTAAATTTTCCAACTTTTGATGAAATTGTTAATAGAAGTAGAGCAGATATTAAAGCCCAGCTTACAGACTCAGACCCATATCAACCTGATAGCATATTAAATGCCATTGCGGTGTCTGATGCAGGGAGAATAAGAGAAATATATGATCAACTTTTAGTATTAAAAAATGACAGTTTAGCTACAACTGCAAGTGATGTGGCGCTAGAAGATATAGGTCAGGTTTATAATTTAAGCCTTAATCCTGCCACTCAAGCATCTGGAAATGTGATAATTACTGGAACTGTTTCATCATCAGTTCCAGCATTTACTAGTTTACAGGCATCTGGTGGAGAAACATATAAAACTCAGGCTGGAGGTTCTATATCAGCACAAACAGTATCTATAAGTACATTAACTCGCATAGGCACAACGGTTACTGCAACCACTCCAACTAATCATAACCTTGGCACTGGTATGTCAATTGTTATTAGTGGAGCAAATGAACCAGAATATAATGGGACATATACTATAACAGTAACTACATTAACCAATTTTCAATATGAAATATCTGGAACTCCAACTACTCCAGCCACAGGTACAATAATAGGTTCGTATGACGGTATATTGTTAGAAGTGCTTTCTGATAATACAGGCCAATTAACAAATGTTTTGGGAGGATCCACTTTAACGCTCACAACTCCAATTGTTGGTGTTTCTAGTACTGCTTTTACCACTTTTTTAGGTATAGATGGTGGTGCTGATATAGAAACATATGAAGAATTTAGGCAACGTTTATTATTAAGGATACAAAATCCAATTACACCATATAATTCTGCTAATATTAAACTAACTGCTAAATCAGTTTCAGGCGTTACAAGGGTTTGGGTATATGAGCCAGATGATATTACAACTAGTGTTAATCCTATAATAATTCTTACAGTGGTGGCTGGAGTAGTACTAGTTCAATTCCCATCATCTCATAATTTGTTAGATGGAATGGAAATAACGGTATCGGGAGCAAATCAAGCATTATTTAATGGTACATTTAGAGTTTTAGTAGCTTCCACTGATCTTGTTATATATCTTTCACCTGGTGCTACTGGTGTTGCAACTGGAACAATAATAGTATCATATAGTAATGTTCAATTGGGCCAAACACGTATATTGTTTGTAAGAGATAATGATACTAGCATTATTCCATCAGCAGCAGAAATAGCCAATGTCAAAGATGAAATATTAACAATTAAACCAGCGAATACTTCGGATAATGATGTAATAGTGGAAGCACCTGTTTTAAACTCAGTAGATTTTACTTTTACAAGCTTGATCCCAGATACACCAGAGCTTAGAGCTAGTATAGAAGAAAACCTAAATAATATATTTTTAACAACAGATCTAGGCCAAACTATAACTGAATCTCAATATTTAACAGCTATACAAAACTCTTATGATACTTCTGCAGGGCAAGGAATAAATTCTTTTGCTTTATCTTCTCCGAGCGGAGATATCGTAGTAACATATAATGAAATATCAGCATTAGGGACAATTACATATCCATAGGAGGCTAATATGGAAAATCGTTTTATTGAGCATACACAAGAGCAGCAAGCTGATATTTTAGCACAGAAGTTGCCAGATGGCGAATTTTGGCAAGCAAAATATGACACAAGATCTACACTGTATAAGCTGTTATTTTCTATGGGGCTAGAATTGTTGAGAATAGAACAGGGTTTAAATTATACATATGACGAGTTGCATATAACTAATTGCCAAGATATGATAACTGATTGGGAAACTGAATATGGAATGAGCGGTGGATGTTTTGATTCAGCAATAAGAAGCGGAACTCTTGAGGAAAGAATTGAGAATATTTTAATCAAAATATCTGCAGATGGTACTAATACAGCAGAACAATTTGAAAATATTGCTGCTAAATTGGGAGTTAATGTTAAAGTTTATAATGGAACAGAACCAGAAATTTTTACATTCCCTTTTACATTTCCTGTCTTTTTGTCAGATACAGTAAGAAATACTAGATATATTATATATGTGCAATGGCTAGACCAACAGCCAAGCGTATTTCCTTTTACGTTTCCAATAACATTCGGAACTCTAGCTCAAAGCATTTTAATATGTTTTTTTAATAAATTAAAGCCAGCAAACTGTAAGATAATATATATTAACTAATAAAAGAAAGGTTATAGAATGAATATTTCTGATAAAATTACAGGTAATTCTTATACTGCTGCAGAATTTAATCAGTTTAAAAATGAAACACAAAACACTATTACAAGTACTGGTCTATCATTAGCTTCTAGTTCAACACAACTTAAAGAGGCCCTAAAAAGATACGCTTTATCTGGAGCCTTTTTTGTAGATTCTGGCGCTGCCGATGCTTATGTGTTAAATGTGGTAGGAAGTTATGGTGCTATAACTGCCTATATAGACGGAATGCGCTGCTTTTTTATTGCAAATGCAACTAATACTGGAACAAGTACAGTAAATGTATCAGGACTAGGCGCTACTACTATTAAAAAGCAACAGTTCTCTACAGACTTATCTGCTGGAGATATAGAAGCTGGGAAATTATATGAGATACAATATGATTCATCTTCTGGTTTTTTTAATCTTATAAAAATTATAGAAGGTGGTTATATAAAAGATGGTTCGGTGACAGGTCAAATTTTAACTTGGAATAATACTAGTAAAGAATGGGATGTGTCTGCATCTCAAACTCCATTAACTACTTTTATTAAAGATGAAAAGGCAAGCACAACACAAGGAGGTACTTTTACTTCTGGTGCTTGGCGAACAAGGGATCTAAATACTCAAACTGGCAATACATCATTTTCTTCTGTAGTTTCAAATCAAATAATAATTTCTACTGCTGGCACTTATATTGTAGAAGCTACTGCGCCAGCAAGAGCAGTAAATGATCATGTCGTTAAGTTGTATAACATATCGGATGCATCAGATGAAATTATAGGATCAACAACATACGCCAATCCAGCAGCTAGTGAACAAACCATATCTCATATAACTGGTGAAATAACTATAGCATCATCAAAAACATTTGAGATACAACATCAATGTCAAACAACTAGGGCGACAGATGGCTTTGGAACATCTTCAGGCTTTGGAGTAAATGAAGTTTATACACAAGTCAAAATAACAAAGATTGCTTAATTATTGAATAAATGAGAGGATAGAAATATGACTGATTATGCTTTAGCAATAGAATACTTAATGGGGGTAGCTAAATATAGATGTGCTGAAAATTATGACATATTAAAGCAAACATGGGAAGATGAAAGACCAATTCCATCAAAGAGTGCTCTTGATTCTGCCTGGATTAATGTATATAAAAACATAAAAAATGATTCAATAAATAAAATAAGAGAAGAGAGGAAATATAAAGATAATATAGGGTATGATGGATACATATATAACAGTGACGAAGCATCTTATCGATTAATAGCTGATGCAGTTAATATTTATTCAAATGATGGTATAACTGAATTGCCACAAGCATGGTGGGATATTAATAACGTTGACACGCTTACAACGCTTAGTTCATTAAAGGGGCTTGCAAATACAATTGCAACAAGAACACAAACTGTCATGGTAATGGCTAGAAGCGCAAAAACAGAAATAACAAATGCAAATACAATAGAAGAAATTGATTCTATCTATAACAATTATATAAGTCAGTAATAGTTTACAAAATAGTAAAGTTTTATATCTCATTACTTGCCAAAAATATAAATAATTAATAATTATAGATAAAAATATAATTGTTAGACATGTACTTATAGTATATAATTATTATTAAATAATATAACATTTATATACCATGCGTACATCAAAAGATAAACAATTCAAAAAATATATATATGGAGCAGGCACGGCGATTCTTGCAACTCTAACAGGTGCAATATATGTAGCAAATCAAAATGCAAATAAAGAAAAGTTGCAATTTATGCGCCAATCTCGGGAAGCTGACTTGGCCCATCACATAACAGTTAAAGAATTTGAAAAAGATATTCAAATAATTAATGAAAGAAGTAAAAAGAATACAAAACATATTGGTATACTTAATATTAAACAAGCTGAAACCACAGTTATTCTGAGGCATATAAATAAGCAATTGGATCAAACTCAAAAGCTTCTGGAATCTTTTATAAATTTTAAAAAAATAGCAACTAAAGATTACATAAACTTAAACGAGGGATAAAATGAGATTATTAATTATCATATCTAGCATTTTTATGCTAACAAGTTGCAATCCATACTTACAGCATTTTAGAAACTTAACTGCAAAAAATGGTGTATTAGATCGCCATGATGCTTATGTTCAAAATGATCAAGAGCTTAAAAATTTACCTGAAGTTAAAGCTGCTTATCTAAATGAAAGTAATTCCTATCGAATAACTGCCAAGCGAGCTTTAAACGAAAAGGATAACACATGTCAGAAATAAGCGATATAAAATCTTTATCGGAAAAAGAAATAAAAGAGTTTCTTGAATCATTAAACGAAAATGAAAAAAACAATTTTATAAAAACTCTAGAAAATTATAAATCCCTAAAAGAAAAATTCAAGAATGGAGTTTATACTAATAAAGAAAAAGAACTAATTAAAATGGGGATAAAGGCATCTGAAACAGCGTTTAAAGAACTAGCCCTTGTTTCTGCGCCTATAGGGGGATATAGAGCTATGTTTAGGTTGTCAGGCGTAGTTTTAGGCATAGTGGCAAAATCAGCGATTAAAACCTTGTTTATATAAAAACAAATAATAATAGCCCGTATGGTGTAATTGGCTAACACGTCGCACTTTCTATGCGAAGATATAGTCGGTTCGAGTCCGCTTGCGGGTACCATTAAATTATGAATATACCATATCCAATTGCTATCAATATTTCTGATAGAGAAAGACAAATTCAAGAAGACTATTTGTGTGATTTGCCAAATGGAGTAATATTAACTATTAATCGTGGGTTTATTTACGATGGAGCCAGTATTCCTAGATTATTTTGGTCATTAATTGGTAGTCCATTTACAGGAACGCATCAAAGAGCCGCATTAATTCATGATGCTCTTTATGCAGCAGAATTATATAGCAGAGAAACGTGTGATTGGATATTTCTACAAATAATGCAATATCATGGGTGCAACTGGCTTAAACGTAATTTAATGTGGAGTGCTGTAAAGATATTTGGTCGTTCTGTTTGGAAAAGTCACAAAAAAGAAGAGGTTGAAAAAGCTAGAAAGTTAGTTAAGTTAATATCTTGACGATACTAATAATATATTCCCCTTGCATTGACTAACCTAATGCCTCCCACATAATTATTTTAGTATCGTCCTTTTTTATTATGTTCTGAATATATGTATAATCTTCATTGTTGAAAATACTACAAGCAATAATATAAAAATTATACAAGAAATATTTGCAGAAACAATGTGGTTAAAAAAATTATATAATAAATGATCCATAGTTTTGTAAAATAAATTCAAATTATTAAACATAGCAGTCATTATCCACCACAAACCATACAGGCCCTTCCATCGTTATTGCTGCATGATTTATAAGATGTATTATAATATTTACAAGTTTAATTATGTCTAATGTTGCTTCTTATATTTAATTTATATATGATTTCTTGATTTTGTAGTGATTGAGAAGAATATTTATTCGCAAGTGTAGAATTTGGGTCTGGCCCAATATCTTTATATGGTCTTATTCCTCTTCGCCAAGCCCAAGGAGGAATAGGGTTATTTTGCTTCCATAGCCCCATTTTATCTCTTTTGGCCTCTGCTTCTGCTTTTGCTAAGTCTTTATCTTTAGAGTATTGTTTATAATGCCAAGCCAAGCCTAGTTTAACAAGCCTTTTGTTTACGTATACATTATTACAATATACTTTGCCTATAATTCTTCCGTATCTTCCCTTTTTATCATATCCAACTCTAACAATATTATTGTTTGTAAGAAAGCTGAGAAGGTTTTTTGCGTCATTACCATATGGTTGTGCCTTTTCTGGACAATCAATACCATATAGCCTTACTTTAATTTTATCTCCACTATGTGTTAGTATTTGTATGGTATCCCCATCATATACTTTAATAACTTTTCCAGAAATTTGAGAAGAATATAAGCAGTTTATAAATAGCGAAAAATATGCCAATAAGATACTTTTAATTATTATTTTCATTTTCATTGTTGACTCCATTTTAGATTAAATAGAATAGCATCGCAAACAATATAGCAGCAATACCTATAATTATTTTAGTATCGTCCTTTTTTATTATGTTCTGAATATATGTATAATCTTCATTGTTGAAAATACTACAAGCAATAATATAAAAATTATACAAGAAATATTTGTAGAAACAATGTGGCTAAAAAAATAAGCATTTACTCCTATAGTAGTTGCAATATAACGCCTAGCTTCAATTGATGCTGCCTTTTTATCGTCGTAAAATAAGTGTTCATTTAATTTCATTGTTTACTCCTATCTATAGTCATACATTAATTGTTGCTCTGTATCATAGAAATCTTTAGCTTCATTTCTTAAATATGTGCATTCTTCACAAAGATATGTTGTAGAAAGTATATTATCTGGCTCAAAGTCTTTTATTTCATCTTCTGAAAAATGTTGCTTGCAATCTTCACATAAAACTTTCATTTTTTATCTCCTAGCATATTAAATTGTAGTTTTGTTATATGAACATTAAATTCAAGTAGACTTTTAATAGCTTTATTATATATCTCTGTACATATTTTTTCTCTTTGGGTGTTAAACTCAATAATATCTAATATAGAATCTATTACAGAGAGATGATGTTTGATGCTATCAAACTTCTTTTGCAGTTGTAGTTCTCTTATTTCGTTCATGATAATCCTTTGTTTTTATTGTAATATAATCATTAGCCAGAGCCATTGCCATTGCCATAGCCATTGCCATCGCCAGAGCCATCGCCAGAGCCATCGCCATAGCCATCGCCATAGCCATCGCCATTGCCATAGCCATCGCCAGAGCCATCGCCATAGCCAGAGCCATAGCCAGAGCCATTGCCAGAGCCATCGCCAGAGCCATCGCCAGAGCCATTGCCAGAGCCATCGCCAGAGCCATCGCCAGAGCCATAGCCAGAGCCATCGCCATAATTTATAGGTTGTTTATTTATTTTTTCCATTCTGGGACCTCTTTGATTGATTTAATTGCCTTTTTAGTACATGGGATGATTTCTATTGCTTCTAGCAACGTTATCTTTTCTATCTCACAAGAAAACTTGCAATTATCTGGAGCATTTGTTCCATCTTTAGATAACTGGCTGAGAGAACATGCACCATCCCAATACCAGATGCGCCTTGTATTAATCAGTTCTACCTCTTTGCCTTTTCTTGATTTTAGATAGCCAGCATGTACACCAGCCGAAAAAGTGCGAATGATTACGTACTCTAAGCCTTCTTGTTTGTTTTCTTTAGATACATACTCAATGCCGTTAATTGTTAATGTCTCTTCCATTTTTTTATCCTTTCTTGTTTTGGTTCTATTATCAATTTTACCTCTTAATATATTAATTACAAGAGAAAATACAAAAAAAATATAATATTTTTGCAAAATAGGCTTGAAAAGAGTAGATGACTCTATATAATAATTAGTAAAGAGAACTAAAATAAACCAAGATAGAAGGAACAAACATGGAGAGAAAAACAATAATAATAAACAAATTTGCTCATTCAATTTTAAAGAAAGAGTCAAAGAGACGAAGAGCAAATAAAGAGGTAAGCCTAAGCAAAGCTATAAGCGATATAGGTTCAGAATATATAATTGAATATTCAAAACAAATAAAGGAGTCAAAAAAATGAGCCAAGAAATTGAAAAACTAAAAAATAGGATTAAAGAGCTTGAATTTAAAGTAAAAGCACAGGAGCTAATAATAGTAAACAATTCTAAGCTTATTAAAAACTTATTGAAGGTGACATAATGAAAACAGTAGATATTAAGGGAAAACCATATGTAGAAGTTAATCAAAGGCTAAAATATTTTAGAGAAAAATTTGGAGGATATTGTCTATTATCAGAAATAATTGAGTTGGATCATGATAGATGCATTATAAAAGCTAAAATAATAAATAATGAAGGGACAGAGGTAGCTAACGGGACTGCATATGAAGATGCAAATTCTACATTTATCAATAAAACCTCATATATTGAGAATTGTGAGACGTCAGCGTGGGGGAGATGCTTAGCCAATTTTGGTATTGGTGTAGATTCTTCTGTAGCTTCAGCAGATGAAGTGTTAAATGCTATTAATAATCGGTCCAGCAAAAAACCACAAAACGAAATAATATCAAAAGTTAAAAGCCAGAAAGACCTATGGCAAATCTGCCAAGATAATAAGCTGGAAGAGTCTGAGATAATACAAATATACAAAAAATCAGGAGGTACAATAAACGCATTCAAAAAAGAAGTCATTAAATATGTTGATGAATTAAATAGCAAAGGATTATTTTAAGTGAAAGATCTAATAATTATATTGTTAATATCACCATTAATATTTTTAGCGGTATTAATATTTTTTATAGTATTGGGCTTTATGTTTGCATCACTTGCTCCAATAGCATTTTACTATGATTTGAAAGGGAAGGAAAACATATGGATGATTTAATTAGATTAGATAGCAGCATATATAAAAAAGAAGCATCTCAATTAACAAATCAAGAGGTATCTGTTAACCTAGAATCATTTGACAAGGTAATTAAAGAACTTCAAAAGGTACAAAAGAAGCTAAAAGACGAGGCACAAAAAAGAATGGTTGAAGGGGAAAATATACCAAAGTACTATCTGATTAAATCAAAGACTAGAAAAGCAAAAGACATTAAAAAATTGTTTGGATTCTTGAGGGAGCATAATATTGACAATGAAGCCTTTTTAAGCGCATGTAGTGTATCTGTAACATCACTAGAGGGTGAATACATAAAAGCTACTCAGAACATATCAGGACGGCCTAAAAAGGAGCTTAAGGAAGAGTTTAACGAATTGGTCAAGCCATATTTAGAAGATACTAAAGAAACATTAAGTGTAAGGAGGGTATAAGGTGAAAGTATATATAACATCTGTTGTAATAAGTATTGTAATATCTATTCTATGTGGATGCACAAGAAATGTATCGTATGTAAAAAAACACGCGAATAGAGCAGCTAAGGATTTAGGATTTAAAATAATTGGATATGAGGGATATCAGTGGGATCCTTGTTTTGGGGGACGGGTTTATTATACGCTGGTGAGACTAAACAGCAACGATAAAACAATATATGATGCAGGCTTTGTTTATGCTCCCATTGCTAAAGAAATAAATATCTATAACTTAAGGGCTATTAATGCTGTTTCTACAAATAATAAATAGGTTTAATATCTTAAAGAGGTGTAAACAATGAGAATTAAAGAAGCATATAAAGAGTTACAAGACTGTGAAAGTAAAGGATGCGATAGCATTTTAATAGCTATATCATTGTACAAAAAAATATTTTTAAGATATCAAAAGCTCAAAAAGCAAAATAAGAAGCTTAAGAAGAGAATTAAGAAGGATAGAAAAATAAGATGGTAGTGATAATGGGTATATGGGGGGAATTAAAATAGCAGATGACTAAAATAATTCCAAAATTTGAAGGTCATATAAATGAGCTTGGCAAACTTGAGCTAAAGAACAGGGCAGTATTTAAGCAATACTTAATAACTCTAAAAGGCGACGTTGAGATTATCGTTAAGCGAAAGAGCAGCCGAAAAACGAGAAGCAATGAACAAAATAAATATTACTGGGGAGTTGTATTACCCCTAATAGCTCAGTGGATGGGGGATACTCCAGAAAGCACACATGATGCTTTGAGAATGTTATTTTTAAAGGATATAAGTAAAAGATTAACTAGAATAAAATCAACGACTGAGCTTACTACAAGCCAATTTGAAGAATATATGAAAAATATAAGAGAGTATATGGCAATAGAATATAATGTGTATATACCATTGCCGAACGAATATTGGGAGGAGTAATGAAAAATAAAGATATGACTAAATGCTTTAGTACGAAAAGTTTTATAGACAATATATTAAATGGTTTCAAGAAAATAAAACCAGTTGGTGTGTCAGAATTACCACATATCCCAGAGGATAAAACGCCACCAATGCCAGCGGTAAAGCCTCCGAAGAAACGTTACTGCCCTACTTGTAATGCAGAGTTATATATGCTGTCCCCTTTTAATGATGTTACGTGTGAACATTGTTATCCAATTTTAAGGGAACTAATATTGGAAAGGATTAAGGTTAATAATGAAAAAATATAAACTACTAAAACTAATAGAACCAGGCATAACCAAGGTAATAGAAATATTCGATACACTGCAAGATGCAGTATACGTAAAAAAGGCATTAGAACGTGTTTACAACAATAAACAATACATTGTGGAAGGGTACGAAGATGAAGAAAAAAAGAATACCAGGTCTTAATATACATGACTACATAGATGGATATAGCAATTGCGTAATAAACTATACTTTAGATGCAAAGTGTAAAAATTGTGAGATGTTAAAACAAGAGCTAGACATAAAAAACTCTAAATTAGAAGAAATTAGGAAGATAGTGGAGGAATTGTTATGACAGTTAAGGAACTTAAAGAAAAACTTAATAATTATGAAGATGACTTACAAGTATGTATATATGATAGTGCGTACTATGACTATGAGTCAATAATTGAGCTAACATAACAAATGATACTTATTATAATGATATGGGAAGTAGTATTAAAGGTAAGTTTATATTATTAACCTGAAAGGAGTAACTATGTGGGGAGGGAAAAGAAAAGGGGCTGGAAGAAAGAAGAATGCAGAAAAAGGGGAGTATACATCAATATCGCTATATAGCTCTACAAGAGACTTGCTAAGACCTATAGAGGGCAAAACTTACGACGAAAAAGTGCTTACTTTGTTAAAAAATCAGAAAAAAGATTAGATTGCCTTGAAAAAACTATTGACTTTTCAAGAAGAGCCCTTATACTAACTACTATAACAACAAACAGAAAGGGCAGAAACATGAAAGAGATTGAATTTATAAACAGTATGATTTCTTTACTTAAAGATATCAAGTCAGATATAAATAAGAGAGAAAAGCTTATGGTAAAGACCTCAGAAATGGCTACCTCACTACAAGATTATACACCTAATTCAATATCTAAAGTAAATACACAGTTAAACTTTCTTTGTATGGATATTAGTAAAAAAAAGGCATTCTTTACAAATAAGTTTAGGAATTCTATACTTGAGGAAGATGATACTACTTATTGTCCGAGTGGATTTCATAAATTCGGCAAATGAGGGAGGAACTCGCAAGCGCGAGACAGTGATCGGCGCACTATAAAAAAATGGGTTGCCTCTACTGCAGCTCTTGAGGCAATTCATCGTCGTTATCAAATAACCGTCAAATAACCGTCAAATAAGGAGGAATAAATGAAAAATTTAAAAAAACAACAGCTAGATATATCAAAAGGAATAATAGGAATTGGATGTATGTTAACGCTAATCCCAATTTTGATTATTATAATATTTATAGTATATCATATATTAGTTTCTTAAACATAATGAATGGAGCCTAAAAATGAAAGTCAACGGATACACAATCAAACAAGGCGCTGATTTAATGGGTGCTGATTTACATCGTGCTGATTTACAGGGTGCTGATTTACAGGGTGCTGATTTACAGGGTGCTGATTTAAGAGAGGCTAATCTAAGAGGTGCTGATTTAGTAGGTGCTGATTTACATCGTGCTGATTTAAGCGGTGCTAAATTACAGAGTGCTATTTTACATAGTGCTGATTTACATAGTGCTGATTTACAGAGTACTGATTTACGCGGTGCTAATTTAGAAGATGTTAATTTACGTCGTGCTGATTTGAGTGGTGCTAATTTAAGTAATGCTGATTTGAGATGTGCTAATTTAATAGATGTTAATTTAAAGGGTGCTGACTTATATTGTGCTGATTTGAGTGGTGCTGATTTAAGTAATGCTAATTTGAGATGTGCTAATTTAAGTGAGACTAATTTAATAGGTGTTAATTTAACCGACGTAAAAGTAGATAAAAACACTAAAGGTTATTATTTAGTATGTCCTGAAAAGGGAGCATTTATAGCATACAAGAAATGCCAATATAATGTTATAGTTACACTTAAAGTTCTAGCATCGTCTAAGCGTAGTTCTGCTACTACAAAGAAATGTAGATGTAGTAAAGCTAAAGTAGTAGAAATATCTGACGGTGAGAAAGTTGCGTATTCTACTTATGACCCTGAT